TGCGCGATTGTAATCAGTTCGTACCACGTGGAGGTGTCCAGATGGTGAACCACCTGAGTATCGAGCACAGTCTCGTTATCCGCATCTGGCACACCGAAGTGCGCCAGCACCGTATCAACCCGAGACACGCTTGCTCCGTAGGGCTACGGCTGCCTTGGCCTTGGCACGTGCTTCTCGGGCCTTGGCGTTCTTCAGGTCACGCTTCTCATCTGGAGTCTTGTGCATAGCGTACATGAAACCAGTTCCCGGTTTCTTTAAGTAGGCCACAAGGGACTCCATATATTCCACGATGTCAGCGTACACCTTAGATTTAGCGCCCCACTGTCCAATGGCGTTGGATGCTTTACCCTCTGCTGCATTGCACGATCGGTGCAATACTCCTCGAATCTCTCCCGTATCGTGATCGTGGTCAATAACGCCCTCGCCTTTGATCGTGGTGTCGATTGGTTTCTTGCAAAGTGGGCATAGACCTCCCTGCACTGTTTGTAGGTGGCGCAGCATCCAACTGCGCATCATAGACCTTGGAATCTTACGAAGTTCTGACACGTTTCCTCCCGCGATGTAGGCCCAACGCTTCTGCGTGGAGCATGTTGTCTGACTGAGTACACCACTCAAGGTTACTCACTGCGTTGTTATGTTTGTTTCCGTCTATGTGGTTGACCTGCATATCGGAGGGCGCTGTGAACGCACTGAGAACTGCCCTGTGCCATAATACTTTGCGAGTCCTCCCAGACAGCGGATCGTAGTAGATTGCACGCAAGTAGCCACCGGAGGTAATTTCAGGCGTTATCTCCTTGCGTCGCCCAAATATTCGGCCACACTCAGAGGCGTATAACCTACCAAGTGTACCCGGAACTTCACGCAGAACCAGTCGGTCAGTCATTGAACACCGCCTTATGCATGAGTACACGTTCATCGCGGGTCAGGTCACGATCCACGATCATACGGAGGACACGGCATGCACGGTCCGCAGTCTTCCACAGTTCGTAAATCTCAGGCTCGGACACCAGTAGGTTCCACTCTCGGAACTTCGCGCTGAACCAACCGTCATCCGAGACTCCGCGATATACCTCTGCATCTGTGACCTCCCACCCAGCAGCGCGCAGTGTGTCCGCAGCATTGCACAGATCACCACAGCACATCGCCACGTCAATGTCGTTGCCGTACCCGTTAATGGACACACTCCCAACTAGCCACAGGTCATTCTCTTGAATGGGTGGGGTGTAGGGCCACTGCCTACGAAGCTCAGTCAGGTGTTCGATACCAGACTCGCTGGTTACATTCATGGATATACCTCCTGTTTTCTTCAGTGAGAGCCAAACTCTCTATATACTTCAGAGCCGAGTCATCCTTCCAGCGCAGCAACCACAGTAGTGTGGCTTCAGGTAGCGGGTTCTGGTCGATCTCCTTGTACGCGTTGATGACGAAGTTTGCTGCGTGCTCGATTGGCTTACCCTCGAATTCCCGCAGGGCTTCGTAGGTGGCAGCGGGGCCGCACAGGCGACCACTCAACTTCTTGATACCTTGGATGTGGTCGGCAGTATCTCCCATGAGCATCTGCGCCCAGAAGAACAGCGGACCTTGGCCAATCAGCTTCATTGTACCTGACGGCGTGAACTTAGGACTGAGCCAACCCACTGGCTGACTCGGTAGGATCACCCCCTTCTCGCGGCACCAGTACGGATATGGCGTCATGCGCAAGTCCTTGTCGTCTGACCAGATGAGTCCATCTTCGCCTAGTTCGTAGGCATCATGCATCATCCCGTCGTCAGCCTCAAGTACATGGTGCATGTTGACGTGGTAGTTCTCCAGCCAGTGCTCACGCTGGGCGACAGCTTGTCGCAGAGGTTCCAGAAGTGGCGGTTTGGCCTTCCCGTTGCGATTCCCTTGGTAGGGTTTCGCAGCGATCACATTGAAGCGACCTGCCTTGTGGCTGGTGTTCGCAGTGAGGTGGATGTTGCACCGCTGTGACTTCGTGAGGAACATCTGCGTCAAGATGGCCTGTTGGAAATTCCGCAAGGCCGTGTCTAGTCGCTTCGCTGTAGCAGAGGCAACGTAGCATGGACCGTCACCATCGAGGATGAGGGTGCGGCCCATGACGAAGCCTTTGAACTGGTCGGGGAGGGTGCTGAGATCAACACCCCCTACGATCATTGCGGGAGGACCGGAGCCGGGTTAGAAGGGGATGTCGTCGGAGAGCCAGCAGGGATCGCAGACGGGATCACCGGAGATACGGGCAAAGCCGGAACTGGCGGCAACTGCGGAGCCACAGCGGCAACAGGTGCCACCGTGGCCGTCGGGGCCAAAGGGGCTACAGGAGCCACCGCCGGGGCCGTAGGAGCGATTGCAGGGGCAGCAGGCTGGGTAGGTGCAGCCGGAAGCGCCGGAGCGACTGGCGGGGCTGCGGGAGCCGTTGGCAGGGCCGTGATACCGGAGGACATCAGAAGCTGTTGCAGTGGCGAACCGGCGAAGTCGGTAGCGGCGAGCATCGTTTCCTGAATTACGTTCTTGCTACGGCCATCATCCCACTTACCATCCTGATAGAACGAGTCGAATGTAGCCTTGTCCGGGCGATCCCAGAAGAATGCCCTGATGTCCTCGGGGCGAGCTTCCGGGATCGGATGCGGTTGCCCGGACACGGTATCGACAGGCGGCAGGAAGCCCTTGAGGTCGAGGCGGGACACGATCTTCGGATCGGTCTTCGACTTCGGCTCATGCACGATCTTGGCGAGGAAGCCTTGGGTCAGCATCTGGCCGAAGTGCCGGTACTGGTTCTTCCAGTTCAACAGCTTGAACAGCAGGAAGGAACGTGCCTTCTCGTTGGCAGACATAGCCATCGAGTACGGGCGGATGATGTACGGAGTACCGTCGTCGTTCTGGTACACACGGTCAGCGGTGTTGTACAGGGCGAAGCCTAGTTGGAACTCCATCGCCGGGTCTTTGGCCTTGCCGTTGAACTCCTGCGGCTGCATACCGAACTCGATGTACTCGACTAGACGGCAGTACGCGTAGCCTTCAGGGAGCAGACGTGCACCGCCGCCACCCTTTACGGCAACGTTCATATCGTGGGATTGCTCTGCTACCTCGTTAGCCAGAGCCAGAATTTCTTGAACAGTCATACCCATGTGTTATCTCCTTAGATGAAACAGTTAATGATTGCGAGCACAGCAGCACTGGCAACGACGCCGATTACCGAGTTCTCGATGGGACAGTCCCACGTGCCTCCAGAGTCACGCTTAGCGTACCAAGCGCCACCTAAGGCAGTGCAGCACAAGGCTGCGAAGATGATGTTCAGGGTGTTTACCACGTAGATCATTGGGCCTCCACTTTATGCTTCTCGTACATTGAGGGACCGGCTTCAACTTCAGCCGGGAACGGAACACCTAGATCGTAGCCGAACGTACTGCTGAAGTACTGCGGCAGCGATTCCATGATGAACTTCAGAGTGCTTGCGACTTCCGCGAGGACGCTCACGTGGCAGTCCAGATACAGAGCGTCGTGCACTTGGTTGATGATCCATACGCGGTTGCCGAAGAATCCCTTCTCGATCAGCCAGCGAACGACCAGACCTGCGATACCTTGGACGAAGAAGCCGGATTCACCTTGGATCGGGTAGTTCCGCATCTGCGTGGGCTTGAACTCCATGAGGTCGATCTTCTGACCGTCAACCCACTTGACCTTCGGGTACTGCCGGAACTCGTAGCACGTGCCTCCCGGCGACTGCCACACCCCACGCTTGTACACACGCCAACCACCGTTCTCGGTTTGCTCGCGATGCATACTGGTGTTGCCCTCTACTGTCTTGAAGATTACATCCTCGTAGTACGACTCCACGTCAGGAAAAAGCGCCTTCTCTGCATCAATGAACGCTTGCGCATCCTCAACAGTACAACCCGTCGCAAAGGCAATTCCAGCCGCAGTAGCACCGTACTGATACGCAAAAGCCTTGGGCTTGATGTCTGTACGTAGCGTCTTGTACCGCTTATGCTCTGGGTGCGCCTCGTCTTTACATTTCCGCAATACGTCTTCATAGGGTTCCTCCAATTGTTGGCTCAACCGCATGCAGTGCATGTCGATGTTGTCGAGCAGCGCACGCACGAGGTTCTTGTCCTTACTGAAGGCAGCGAGGCACACGACTTCCAGAGCGGAGTAGTCAGCCTCTATGATCTTACCATTCGGTACACCGGCAGCGATGTTCTCGATGCATTGGCCGTACAGGTCCGGTGAGATCAACTCCTGCTCCAAGGCCCACTCCAACCAGACCGGACTATCGAAGCGGCTCGTGAACATCTTCTTCACATCAGAGGTGTCGCCACGCGGGATGTTCTGCATGTTCGGGCGGTTCGACGACAGGCGGGTGGTGACTGTGCTCGTGCAGTTCAGCACGTGGTACACGATGCTATGCGGGGTGAGGTACTGCAACATCCCTGACTGCTTCACCACGTTACCGGCCTCGTCCTTGTCTTCGCGGAGGTAGTACGTGCCCACGTCCTTGTCAACCTTGGCGTACTCCAAGAGCTTCTTCAGCATGGTGCTGATCTCGCCCCCGAACTCCTGCCGCTTGCTCAGCATCTCGATACAGTCAGCGCCAGTGCTATACACCGGGGAGTCATCGGCCAGTTTACGCTTCCCGGCGAACTCCTTCTGGAACTCCTTCTGGATGTCCTGTGGCAACAGCGAAAGGTCGATCAGCGGCGGACACTGGAACAAGCGGTCGTACCACTTGAGCTTCGGTGTCTGCACCTCGACCTTGTGAACCTTCGGCTGGCCCTTGTTCTTACCCGATGAGTACCGATCCACTGCACCGTACTGCTGCACAGCGTTCTGGAACTGCTCCGGGGTGATGTCCTCAGCCACCACGAACTGCTCCCCGAACTTGTAACAGTCGGCCTTCTCGTACTTCGGGGTGCCGTCCTCGTTGTACCAGACATCGCGAATGCGGTACTTGATAGGGCCACCGAACAGCCATGCACTCATGTGGTAGTCCGAGGAATCCTTGAACTCCACATAGCCGGGGATGTGTCCACGGTACTGGCCGAACAGGTCGAGCAGTTCAACGAGCTTCGCGTTCTGCTCATCCAGTTGCTTGAACGCCACAGCACGGTCAACGTGCAGCCCAGCATCCATAGCGAAGCAGTTATAGATCATACCCTCCATACGGGTTAGGGCCATGTTCCACATGCCACGGGCAACTAGCTGCTGGTACTGCCCATAGAAAACACGGCGGGTGTTCTCGATGTCGCCTTCAGGCCCGAGCAAGTACTCAAGCAGAAGGTCTTTGTCGATCTCGGAAGTAAGTGCGCCTTGCTCCCAAAGAATCTTGACCCCATCAACCTTGTGAGTTCCGCCGTACTTTGGGGCGGTGGCGTCGAGGCTTGGGTAAGTCTCTTGCTGATTAGTGAGCAGGTACTCAGCGTACGCTGTACAGAAGATTCGTCCGCCACGGCTGAGGAACTTGATGATCTCAGGACGCTGTTTGAACAGGAACCAATCCATTTCAAACGGTGCGTTGTGGGCAACCAGCAACCACACGTCGTCGGGGATGTGCAGCCATCGAACTGCTTCTTCCTTAGAGGCATAGTACTGTCCCTCGATTGGGCCGTCGTACGGCTGCGTGTCACACGCTGTACCGACTGCGACCACGTAGTTATCAGGATGACGCGGAGAGGCAACAGCGCCGAAGTACGGTTTGTTCTGTGTCTCCAAGTCTATGAATAGGATACGGCTCATTGATCGCCTTTCACGCGAAGGTTCCACACCTTCTTATGGGTTGCCTCATCCGTGACCTTCTCGAATTCCTCGATGGCCCCGGCCTTCAGCAGTTCGTTCACACGACCGCATACACAACAGAGCTTCAGCTTGGTCCGCTGTTCGAGCTGGGCACGAGTCGCTGGTCCGTTGATGTACAGGTCGTCCATGACCTGCGCTTGCTTAGCCGTCAGCCGGAACGCGAGGCGCTCCGACCAATAGGCTTGAAGGGAAGTCTCGTTCATACTACCTCCAGTGTTCTGGCGGATACCCGCCGTGCCGTTCGTTGTGTTCTTCCTCAAGCCTTAGCTTCACGGAGTCGGAAGAACGTCGGGTGACGGTAGCCGCCCTGCCGGTCACGCTCCATGAACTTGAACTCGCACCACTCACAGAGGGCTTTGACTTCCCCGGTGAGCATCTTGCGCCCAAGGTCGTGCGCAATTCCATGCGGACACGCTTCAGAGCCGTCTTCCATGCGTACACGCACCGACCCGATTCGACCCAGAGGATCGCCCACACTAATACCACGTTCAGGATCAGCGACCGTTGCAGTCGCCTCGATAAGTTCGACAATGACCCCATCTGCATCATCCTCCGGTTTCATCTTGAGCCAACCGTCCGTGCGCTTGCGCTCATATAGGTGGTTCGGTTGCTTAACCATGACCCCCTCCAACCCACGCTCACGAGCTTGCTTGAAGGCCAAGTCAACCCAATCTGCACTGTCCGCGTGGACGTAGTACGGGAGCACAAATGGAGTTGAAACCCAATCCGTAGCGTAATCCCGCACTGCAATGCGCCGGATGCGTTGGGTGCTAATAGTGTCCGTACCAGCAAACTCAGGCAACCCGAACACTAGGAACTTAAACGTCGCATGCTTCAGGTCATCCGGGATTCCCTTGGTACTACGCACCCAGCGGTAGGAGTCGTTGAAGTTCCCATTCACCTCGAAACCAAGATCGAACTCACGATAGCCAGTACCACGGGAGAGTGTGCGGAACACCTGTTCGAACTGCTGCATGTTTGCCAGCGGCTTCCCAGCGTATGAGAAGAACTCAACATCACAACCCCATTGGTGGGAGGCTTCGGATACCTTTACATGGCAGCGAATCTCGTCATGCTTATCCTCGACATACACTGGATACGTCACAATCGGATTGCCCTTGCGATCCTTCGCATCGCGGCGATCCTTCCAACAGTTTCCCTTCATCAACTCAGCCATTGCTTGCTCCATCATTGAAGACGCACTTGCTACCATCAAAGTACACCTCACCCATAACGTAGGATTGCTTCCCAGCTACGGCGAATTTGTTCTTCGGGGTGCTAAGGCCACGGATGACCTGTGCGTCGGGGTTGTCCAGCGAACCCATCATCAGGATGATGTCGGTCGCGCCTTGGATGCCGGTCTTGGAATCCTTCAGGGCAGAGTACGGCGGGTACAACTGGTTGCCACCCTCCTGACTGATCTGCACCGTGCTCAGCGAGATGAAGTCATGGCGCACTGCCATCTCCCGCACCTCCTGCCACAACTGCTCAACGCCATCGGCCTTGTTCGCCCCATTCTGCGCACCGGCCAAGCGGAAGTTCGCAAGCATGTCGAACACCACTACAGCAGGGCGCATGCTCTCGATGACTTGCTCGATGTTAGCGAGCGAGGCACCGTGCATGTCCTTGACGCGGATAATGTCAGGCGTGCCGCCCACGGCCTTGGTGTAGGCCGGGACTAACTCACCTGCATTGGACAGGCGGATCAGTTCATTCAGGTCGCAGCCAAGCGCCGCTTGATAGACACGCGGGATAATGCGCTTGCCCGAACCCTCATTGTTGAGCCAAAGAATCGGACGCCCTTCCCCAAAGATCGGCGGAAGTTGGGGAGCGAAGTCAGTGATGACTGACGCGATGAAAGAAGTCTTTCCCTTATCCGGTCGAGCAGCGATGGCGAGACTCGCACCACCGTGCAGCCCTGCGATGTTCTCGCGGAGAAGAGCGAGCCGCCTGAACTTAATGCCAGAATCATTGTCGATCTCCGAAAGTAGTTCGTGAATGGGAGTGTCGATGTAGTCATCCGGGGCGGACTGCGACATACACCGCACTGCTGTTGCGCTGAGCTTGTTCAACTCATACGCGAGGTTGATCTCTTCGCCAGCGTTGTACTTAGCGATGAGCGCACCGGCTCGACCAGACAGGTCAAGCTCATGCAACTGCCCGAGGATACCGCGCAGCCCCGCCTCATCGACAGGGTGGCGCAGTTGCTCGACCAGATGACACGTGACGGCCACTTGCTCGGGAGCAGCGTTACCGCTACGCAGGCGCACCAGCGATTGAAGTTCATCGACCACAACGAAGTCCCGCTCGGGGAAAGCATTGTAGTACGCACCGAACCACGCCAGCACAACCTGCGTATCCTGTGAGATCATCCCGGTAGGGACAACGTGCAGCAGGGAGCGATACCGCTGCTTCTGCGCAAGGGCATGAAGCAGCAGATTATCCATCCGTTATTCCCCGATGCGCTCGTCGATATAGGCTTCAACGAAGTCCTGCACCTCAGTAGAGTCCTGCTCTGCTGGCAACTGCTTCGAGCGAATCTTGCAATTCACAAGAGCAGCCGCCTTGTAGGCCAGTTCCTTGGAAACGGGTTGCGAGTGCAACGGCTTCAGGCTGCGCATGTCAGTGACCTTGTAGTTATCCCCGGTACGCAGGGCGCCGACAGGGTAATTGGAGTTCTCGATTTCGTAATGTCCGTTCATGGTTTCTCCTTAAAGAAAGATGGGTTGATTGTCGTACACGTAGAGTACCTCTTGCTGCTCGGCCTCCGTCTTGTACTGCAACAGGATTTCCTCCAGTGCAGCCTTGTCGTCCTCTCCCTTGATAACGACATCGTAGATGTACACTGGTTCTTGCATGAGTTCCCCGCTAGGCGTTCGCCACACGCCAACTCCGAAGGAGTACAGGGTGTAGCCGTTGAAGGCTGCGGCGATGCGCTTCTCCAGCGTGAACACCTGCTGGTTCGGGTACTTAGGGATATACAGTCTTGCGAGTTTCATAGTTGCATCTCCTTGATGAGTGCTGCACGAATTTCCTCGCACGTCATGTCCTTGGGGTCAAGCCCCTCGGGAGGACGTACGCGGTACTGCGGAATCTGGAAGGGTTGCATACGCTTCTGGCACTCATGCGCCCCACGATCCCCAGCGGGGTCTGCATCGAAGAACCACCCAAGTTTCTGGATACACTTCGATTGGCTCATAGCATACGTAATGCCAAGCCCAGCATTGGTGCCGAGGTTGCACATGGCAGTGAAGTTAGGATACTGGCGCATAGCCCAACGCACCTTGAACATGCTGAAGATGTCTTCGACCACTGCCGTGTAGGTGAACGGTGAGCCGATGTACGTAGCCGTGCCGTAGTTCATCCACTTCTGAGGACTGCGGCCAGTCAGGTCACGCCCATGCCATACTCCTTCGAGTTGCATCATCAGGCGCTTGCGCTCGGCACTGTAGTACAGGTCCGGTAGGTACAACTCCGACATATTCTTGTCAGCTAGGAAGCGAGCAATAGGTATCTCGAAATCTGATTGATGCACAGGTTGGATGTCCTTTGGCTTGGTGATGCCATCGTGCACAACATCGTGCGAACCCAGCACCACATGAGACTTCTCGACCACCCCGCCCTCATGGCACGCATGACAGTAGCACCACCACTTGTCCAGATCGTTGCCGATTGCGAGGTTAGGGCGGCGTTCTCCGTTGTGGTACGTGCGGGTCCGCATGCCCACTGCTAACATCTTGGCCTTGGCCAGCCACTCGTTCTCAGGTATCATGCGTCAGCCCATCCTGCATGCGGCGATACTCAAGCTCAGCTTCAAGCTCACGGATGCGCTCCCGTAAGTGGTTGTTATCCACGATCAGACTGTCATTCATCTCAGCCAGCTTCTCAGGTGTTGTCTTGGTTGGGTCGATCATATAACCTCCTGTTGTATGTAGAAGGGCGCTCCCTTGTGAGGAACACCCTTGAGCCTACAGCAGAGGATTACTCGGCAGCGGCGACCGGCTCAACAGCCGGAAGGGACAGGGCAGCGCCGGTGACAACAGCGATGTCAGCCTCGAAGCCGACGCCATGCGAAACCTTGTACAGCTTCGAGCCGTCTTCTTCTTCCTTGACGCCGATGACGACGCCGTTGACGTAGCGGGTGGTGTCCTTGTCAGCGAACTTGCGGCCCAGCTTGACGACGACAGCGGAGCCTTCACCGATGGCGGCGAGGGCGGCGATGTTGTTCAGTTCAGCGGCCAGTTCGTTGAAATCGGCGGTATCCTTCTCGATACGCTTCTTCAGGACATCCAGCTTGGCGGCGATCTTCTGCTCGCGGGTCAGCTTGACGGACTCGGCAACGGTGGAGGTGGTGATGGTGGTTTCGACGTTGGACATTGTGTATCTCCTATAAAGAATGGACTCCCGATGCGACATGCCTCGGGAGGTACTACAATTAAAGAAAGGTTAAGCGGGGATTGTCTCTGCAACTTCTGTTGCGAGTACAGGCTCGGCGTTCGCCGGTGGCGAGCGGTCGATCACGGTTGCACGGGCTGGGCTGAGGGTGCAACCTAGCCCGGAGGCAATGAACAGTTCCTGCAAGGCTTCACGGATATTGCGGCGTACGCCATGCTTCAGGATGTGCAGGGCGAACTCTTCATCATCCTCCGGGAACATCTCCTGAGCGTTCTTCAGGAACGGGGTGGTATCCGGGGCGGTAGCTTGCTCTCGCATGAGCTTCACCCAGCTATCAGGTACGACCGCCTTCATGTCGATGGCGAGTTCCAGTTTGAAGGTACGCATCAGACGTTTACCCCTACACGGCGGAGCAGACGGCACATCAGGCCGTTAGCACCTAGTTGAAAACCCTTGTCGTTCGCCAGCTTGTGCGAGAACGACGCGGCGAAGTTGCTACGGTCACCGGGAGTACGGCCCCAGCGTGTTGCCATTTGTTTGCTATGCTTACGCATTGATAGTCACCTCCATCTTGTCTTGGCTGAATGTACCGACATGGTCGTAGTGCTCATTCACATGGCGATCCCATGCGTCCTTGGGCAAGTACGCATTATAGTCGCACACGAACAGGTACTGCGGGTGCGGCCCCGGCACGTAGAACACAAGGTACATGACCTTGCCCTTACCGCCCTTGTCCTTCAGTACGCATACCTCGCGCACATTCGGGGCCGGAATTGGTTTGGTGTTCTGGATGATTTCGAGCTTGATTGACATCACAGCACCATACTGTCGAGTTGTTCAGCGATGCGGTATGCCCGGTCAGACTCGTCCAGCAAGTCACGCACCTGTTGCTGCTTCTGCTCGATCTCAGCACGCACACGTGCCGCCTCAGCAGACTTCGCCTTGCTCACATCACGTAGCTTGCCGCTGATGCTGGTGATAGGTGCCACGATGTTGTCCACCGACAGCGCCGTGGTCAGGGCCGGGGCCGATTTAATAATGTCTCTCAGGGTTTTGTTCACAGTACCTCCTTGTTAAAGAAACTTGAAATGTTTGAATTCGTGCAGGGCGAACGGCTCGATGTGCTTGCCTGTCGAGTCAGTCCAGTGCACTTGCAACGGGTACTCACGCCATTCCACGATGCCCACCACGAGTGCATCTTCGATGATGCGCCCGTTCAGTGTCTCGCCAGTAAAGCGAGTGCCGACATGCACCTTGATCTCAGCGAGGACTTCATGCCCGTTCTGGCAGCAGTCCACGTCCACACTCAAGCATAGCTGAACATCCGTTGGTTCGTACGCTTGACACCCCTTGCAGAAGTCCAGCAGGCCCCCGCCCATCTTAGGGCCAAGCATACACGCCACCGGCCCATCCGCCTTGTGTACCACATACACCTTAGCCATAGTAGGTGATCCGATGCACAATTTGATAGATTGTATTCACAGCCACATTAAACTCCCGAGCTATGGCGTTCATCCCATTGAACTTACACCGTGGCTTGTACCTGCCACGTATGGACTTAATCTCGTCCTCAGTGAAAGTACGTGCCGCCACATCTACAGACTTAGCACGACCTCGTTCCACCATGTCGCGCATATTGTCAGCCTGAGTTCCAACAAGTAAGTGCCGTGGGTTGATACACCGTGTGTTATCGCAAGTATGACGTATCACCTTACCGGACAAGTCACACAGAGGTACGCCATGTGCTTCAGCGTACACTTTCCTATGGAGTAGGCACTGCCCTAACCCAGCTACATACACTTTAGCGTACCCAGCCTTCGTTAGATTACTATGCCTACCGTGGTCTTCGCACATCATGTGTGCATCATGTTCCTTATCTTGAGGGACGCGATCTCTATGCTGCACTCACGCTGGGTGGCCTTGTCCGTGCCGATCTGCCCGTTACGGGTATCCATCACAGCCCAGCGCAGAGCGCCCTCTGGGCCGCGCTGGACGCCTATGACTGTATACGGGTACTACCAGCCGATTGAATGCGCCTGAAGCCCGCCTGTGTTCGCCCCGTGGCCCATGTAGCGGACCTCGTTGCCCTTTCCTTGAAGTTGAGGCTGTACCATTTCGATTGCCTTTCGTTCCATACATTGCTGCTGTGTTTGTTGAGGGGCGAAGAGCGTTAGCCCCACGCCCACCGCAAGCCCGAGCATCGGCATTACTGCTTCAGCTTCGCACGAGTACCCAGCCGGAACATGTCGCCGCACTTCATGGTGCTAGGTTCGAGCACTTCACGAAGCGGTGCGAGTACAGCGATTGCGCCGGGATTCGGGACGCCCTTGGCAGTGTGGCCGTGCAGGGTCGGGGCAACGTTGACGGGTTGGTTCAGGTTGTTGAGTAGCATTGGTATTCCTCCGCAGATTTGGTGAAAGATACAGGATCAGTTACGATGATCCGCTTACTGTCAGGGTCGAACATCAAGTTCTCCCCGTGAATGTCGATCTCGGCTACACCATTGAAGAACTTGCGAATCTCACGCAGGTACTTCACAAGGTTGCGCCTGTACAACGTGTTCGGCTTGTTCTCACTCACACGACCCATCAAGCGGTACGCTGAGAAGGTTGCCGGCAACTGGTCGCGAAGTTGTGCCGTATTAAGGGATATGTACTCCTTGACGGCGAACACAACAGCACGCCGACCGCGCTGAATGTCGTGGAACACAGGTGCATGCGGGTTCGGATTAGCACGCGCCCAGAGGGCGAACGCAGCGTACGCATCATCGGTACGCATGCTCAGCTTGTACACCACGCCCGGAGTGTCGGCGTGCTTGAACACCGAACTGAAATACCCGTGACCACAGTACATGAAGCCCATGTCCCGCAACTTCCGCGACATATCGAGGAAGCCCAGCAAACCGGCGTGTTTCCACTCATCCTCAAAATGCAGCGCTTGCTCAGGCGTCTGGTTTGGTGAGCACATAATCTCGCCCGTATTGTAGCCAAACTTGTTAGCATAGTACGCGACATCGAAGTCCGCCGCGTCAACCAGAGCGTTGATCGCCGCGCACAATTCACGGATTCTTTCCTGCATGCTTGTCCCTTTATCGAAGTAAGCCATGCAAGGACGCACGAACGTACGCCCTTGCCTAACGCCCTCGATTTAGCCTGCGAGTGCAACGCCTCCGCGCAGCATAGCCTCGTGGTGTGCAACCCGACCGAGCAGGTATTGAATCAGGCTCTGGCGCATCTTCAAGTTCTCGCCATGCCAGAGTTCACCGCCCCGATCCGGTACGAAGTAATTCCGCAGGCACCCCTTTTCATCGTGCAGTGCGTGCGGCCAGTCGCACGCCTCGGAATCAACGAAGTCATACGCCTCGCCCCACTCAAACTCAGGCATAGTGCGCAACTCAGCGTTCAGGTTGTAGCACACGCCGTAGCCTTCGTAGGATGGGCCGTCGAACAGCAGCTTGAGCAGCCCCTTACGGAAGCGCCCAAGCGCCGCTTGAGTGTACTTCGTTGTGTTATTCTGCATCGTCGGCCTCCAACATCTCGACCAGCGCCTTGGCATCGGCCAGCGCCTGAGCCTTATGCTCGATGGCCAGACCCTTGGCAGACGCCGCCTTCATACGCGCCAGCAGAGCGGCGACAGCAGACTGCGCATCGAACGCGGTAGCGACAGCCGCCTCTGGCTTGAACTCGTGCCACTTCTTTTCCTGAGCGCCTTCGAGGTCGAGCTTGCGTTCCTTGTCGAACTTGAACACGCGCCCCTCCTTGATGGCCAGCGCCTCATCCTTGTCCTTCGGGTCGAGCTTGCGAGCACGGCCATATGCTAGCATCCATTCAACCAGCGCCAGCTTACGGGCCGACTTCGGCATGGCATTCACGAGGCGATCCATCACGCCAGTGTCGCCATGCTCAGCGGTGTGCGCCAGCACGGACAGGCCAGCGAGTTGAATGTCGTTGTCGAGCTTCGCGCCACGATTCTTGATCGAAGCGATAGCCTTGTCGATTGCGGCAGTGCCGACGATAAGTTTCACGGACATGATAATCTCCAGTAGATGAACAGGCACGTCGCCTGACTGAGCGCCCACGAGGACGCTCAAGCTGAAAACGTGCAGATTAGATTGCGAGTGCTAGCATCACGCCCAGCACCGCGCCGAGTACCAGCATGATGCAGCAATCA